TGTTCAGAACACCAATATAGATATCATATAATGCCATTGGCAGAACCCTGGTGTATGGATCTTCGACATTGGGACAGTTCAGTGGATTTTATAGATAAATCAAAAATTACTGACAAAACTTCAGAAGATTTTGTCAATTTAATCGGAACAGCACCAATAAATGGTGCTTCTAAAGAACTATCAAATTATATCAAGCAATTTGATGCTATAAGAACGCCACTACAGCAGTACGACCCTATGTTGGCGCAAGTGCTTGATTTATAAGAGAAAAAATCTCCAATAAAATCAATGACTTAGCGACAAATACGCTCGACAATGCGATAAGGACGACCATATCTATCCCAATCCGTTGTTACATGGTCCCAACAGGTATGATCGCGGTATCGATATCTAGGGTAGTCGATTCGATCATTATAGCCACCACGGTCACGATACACAGGACGATCATCGTAATCATAATCGCCGCGGCGGCGATCTTGACGATCCCTAGCGGCATCAGTAATCACTGCCCCAAGAATTGCTCCACCAATAACAAGGGCAGCATCTCTACCGCCATTGTTATGGCTACCACCATGACGCTGATCCGCAAAAGCGGGCACAGATGTTGCCAGCAGGGCAACTAAAGTTAAACAAGTTACAGTCTTCATAAAATCTCCACTGACTTTATTAGTATTTACAGTATGACATAGACAATACCAAATGTCAAGAGCTTTTTTATACGAAAATCTTCAATAAAATCAAACACTTACAGATGGTACTTCCTCTATTTTCTTGTCTTCACTCTTCTTATTTATAGTTTTACCTTTGGATTTTTTCTTCGGATCGTTTTTCTTGAGTCTTTTTACTACCTCTTGGGCATCCATCCAAATGTCCTTACCATCTAGCATAGACTTAATTTCTTCTGGCGTCAGGAATCCAGAATATGCCGAAGTAAACAACTTTTGTGACCAAGTTCTGAAGTGCGAAACCTGATCAAACATTTCTCCACCCTTACCGAATGCACCACTAGAATAATTGTGGAACATAAAGATTGTGTGATCAGAAATTTCGTAGCAATCGGAAGCTAGAAGAATGAGGGTTGCCGCGGACATACAAAGACCTTCAACCGAAATGATGACTCTACCACGACACTCTTCTATTGCTCTAACCAGTTGAAGTGCGGCAAACAAATCACCACCCTCGCTGTTCACACGAATATAAACAATATCGTTAGGAGTAACCGATCTAAGAAGTTGATACCATTCAGTATATTCTTCTGAGCCTAAAATTTGTCCGCAAAGATAAAGATTAATTACCCTAGCGACTGTATTTTCAAAAATTACGGCCCCTCTGGAGATAAATTCCGAATCACTCGTAGCTTCTTGTAATTGATGTAATTTTTTCGATTTGCGCATTTATAATTGCCACCCTATTCGGCCAATGAATATATTCTTTTTCGGGATTTTTCATGAGATTATATAGAAGTGGCAATATTAAACTTTCCACCTCTTTTAATTTAAGAGCAACTTCCTGTTCTAGAAGAACTTTATGTTCTGCTACAATACCAGAAGGATCAGAGTTTACAATCTTTGCCTCTAGTGCCGCCAATTTGGCAAGAATCGCATCTTGACCGCTAGTGTCAACTACAGTTTGTGTAACTGGCTGTTGAGCTGGCTCTTGTGGATCCTCAAACGTGAATCCAAAATCATAAGTTGTGTTGGATATATTTCCTGACATACTTCTTTGCTCGCTTCTCTAGTGATTTTAATGCCATCTCCATCTTTAATGGTGACGCATGATCTGTAAAATTCAATCCTTCCATGTGATCGTACTCATGTTGAAAAATTCTTGATGGTAATCCATCTAAACTCTCAACGTGATTTTCGCCAGTCTCGTCTTGAAAACTAACAACGACTGATACTGGACGCGACAAATTAAGCCAAAGACCAGGATAACTTAAACAGCCTTCTTTTGCAACCATTTTATCTTTAGATACAGAGAGCAGCTTTGGATTAATGATGTACTTCTTATTTGTATCATCACTACCCATAACAAAAACTCTATAGTCTATTCCAACCTGATTGGCAGAAAGTCCTAAGCCTCTCAGTTCTCGACATTTTGCCCACAATTTATCACATAATTCCTTAGCATCCTCTTTTTCAAAGTCAAAATCTTGTGGGCGAGTTCGTAAGGCAGGATCAGTAAACTTTAACAATTTCATATTATTCACCTCAAGCAATCACGCTGTAATTATTCTTTTTAGCGAATCTAATTACGCTTCTAAATTTATCAAACAATTGATCTCCCTTATGACTGATAACAAAAACGTTAGTGTCTTCACTAATGGTATTCAATAGATTCATAACGTAATCGGTACCAGAGGTGTCAAGAGAAGAATCAAAAACTTCGTCAAGAATTAACAGATTTGTAGCAACAGAGTTCTTCATTCTAGCAATAGTGCGCCAAGTAAAAAGAAGAGCCAAATCAATACGCTGCTTTTCGCCTTCTGAAAAGGAAGAATAACTGAAGCTGTCTCTGTGTCTGGACTTAATAGTCTCATCAAACTTCTCGTCCAGATTAAACTGTACAAAGAAGTCCATAGCTTGCAGATATTTATTTACTAGCTTATTTATAACTGGCAAGTACTGTCGAACAATTTTAGTCTTGATTCCAGTATCTTTAAGTAGGGATGCCGCGGCGTCTAGATAATGCCGCTCTTCACCCAACTTAGACTTTTCTTCATTCTGAGAGAGAACTTCTTTTGCATACGTCTTTAGTTTATTTTTCTCACCGTCTATGTTTCCCGTTTTGGTTTGAATATCATTCAATTCTAACATAAGGGCTTGAAGTAGTCTCTGCTCAACAATAATTTCGTTATTGTGTCCCAATATCTGTTCGTTAATGTTACGGATTTCTTGTGAGATTGCTGCGTCTTGCGAATTGAGTTCATCAAGTTTCGCAAATTCTTCTGACAGTTTATCCATTCCTTCGTTGAGAATGCGTATCTTATCCTGACGTTCATCTAAGATAGACGTTTTATGTTCGTGCGAGATGCCCTGTTTGCATGTAGGGCACTCTTCTGTCTCAGTATAAAACGATATCTCTTTTTGAATATCGCGGAGTTGTGATGTAAACTTGGTTTTAAACTGGTCAAGTTTTCTTTGCTTTTCTGCAAGATTGCCCAGAGCTTTACGGGCTTCTTCTTGCGTTTCTTTCTCGCTTTCCAAACTAGAGGCAAGATTCGTATAGCGCGAAATCTTTTGTTCGCCGTCCGCAATACGTACCAAAATTTCGTCAACCCTCTTTTCCTTGTTTGCTTCTAGAGTTTCAACATATTCTTTTTGGAGTTTTGCTTTCTGCTTACTTATTTCCAATTTACCTTCAGTTTCCTGTAGACGATTTTTTAGATCAACAATCTTATCTCGCAATACCACATTCATGGTAGTAAAGATTTGAATGTCGAGAAGGTCTTCAATAATTTCTCGTCTAGTGGCAGCAGGCAATTGCATAAAAGGTGTGAATGATGCCGAACCAAGAATGACAATCTGCGTGAACGACTTATAATTCAACTTGAGAATGGATTCCTCAAGATACTTTTGATAGTCCCGACTGGCAGCATCTTGGTTAAGAAGTTCGCCGTCAACATAAATCTCAAACACATTTGGCTTTATGCCTCGAACAACTTTGTAATTCTTAGATGATACAGCAAACTCAACCTGAACTTCCAATTGCTTGTCATTAATCGTGTTGACTAGTTGTGGCTTATTGATATTACGAAATGGTTTACCAAATAGCGCGAAACAAATAGCATCTAGGAAAGTAGATTTGCCACTGCCATTTTCACCAACAACCAAGGTGCTAGGAGAACGATCAAGTTTTATTTCTGTAAACTGGTTTCCTGTGGAAAGAAAGTTCTTCCACTTTACACTTTTAAAAGTAATCATGGAACAATACTCTGCGCTTCCACGTACAGAGTACGAAGAAGAGATTTAATTTTCACTTTATCCAAATCTGTATTGATGGCTTCAACATAGTCTTCCAATATAGACATAGTATCTTCAACATCAAAATTCTCATCATCGTTGGCATCAGACTCAAATTCGGAAAAATCTTCCATAATTTTTAGTTCGATAAGATTTGAGTTGTAAAGTTTATCTACAAACATATCAAACTTATAAAAGTCTGTTTTCTTAACAACTACTAAACGAACACAACTTTCTTTAAGATGAGTAAGGTCAATATTATTAGGATCGGTATTACTATCATCATAGTACACTTTATGAAAGATACGATTAGGATTTTCATAAAATTCTATTTCATTAGTTTCCGTATCATAGATGTGATAGCCTCGTGGATCGTTATAATCGCTCCAAGTAAACTCATAAGTGTTACCAAGATAGACAATATTACCAGAACGACTACGATGATGGAAATGCCCACTACAAACAATAGGGAACTTATCGAAAGATTTCGTATCCATTCCATGGTCGTTCTTATGGCCTCGATACATCTCGAAACCCGCGAATTCGAAGTGCCCAAATACTGCTTGTGCATTACTTCTTTTTACAACCTCCATAGTTTGTTCATAATTCCCCGAACAAATCCAAGGAACAAGCAATAAAGTTTTGCCATCTATGATAATCTCTTCCGCTTCTGAATATGTAATAATATTCTCGTACTCACGCAAGAGAAGATCAAGACTGTTAACATCATTTGTATTTTTAAAGAACGTATCGTGATTGCCAGCAATCATGTGGACGTCTATGCCCAGATCACTAGTTTTATCGAAGAAATATTCACGACAATTCTTTAGCGTGTTATAGTTTATATACTTGCGTCTATCAAAAACATCGCCCAAATGAATAATTGTCTTAATACCCTCTCGCTCTATATGAGGAAAGAAAGTATCAGTATAAAACTTTTGAAAAAAGTTATCGAATGGAATAGAGTCGGATCGCGCACCAAAATGAGTATCTGTAATTAAAGCGATTTTCAAGATTTTAGAACCTTCAATAGTGTATTTGTTTGACTAATAGCATCATCTAACGCATGATGATGTAGATCATTCTCAGATTTTCTAATATCTGAGTTTCTAATTCCCATGAGATTCATCACGGTTCTAAAACACATGATGTTCCAATGCATCCAAGGGTACTTCTTAATACCTACGGCCGACATTGCCTCTTCTAGAATAGTAACATCAAATGATGCGCCATTACCCCAAATCATAATCTCGTCTGAGCCGATCCATTTAATAAACTCATCTAGCGCAAAATCTAAAGGCTTAGGATCTACCATAAGAGCTTTTAGAGCTTCAGGTTTTTGTTTAGCCCACCACTCTACAGTTGATTTTGAAACATGTAGACCAAAATCTTTACACGATTTCGCATCGATATTGATATAGAAGGTATCAAGAATGCCGTCTTGAATGTTGAATTTAACTGCACCTATAGACAAGATGCTTGCATGTGCCCTGGTACTTAAAGTCTCAAGGTCGACCATAATGTGAATTTGTTTCGGATCTGTGGCTTTACTCATGAATCACCATTATATTTTTACACGGTAAACTACATCTTAGTCGATGTCTAGCCCGGAGTCAAGAGGTTTATCAAAATATTTTGGTCGCCGTGTTACTTTCTTTCTTTCGGGCTCATCTGGATTTGAAATTTTATCCATTTCAACATTGTCCAGCTGTTTCTTGATGAACTCAATAAATTCGTTGCTGTAGTCTGATCCATCATGCTCTTGGGTAATCAAGTCTGTGAAATCTAGACTTCCTATATACTTGTTTTTAATTACTTGCTGCTTCTTTTCCTTCTGTATTCTACGGATAAAAGCATAGTATGTAATCTGCGTAAAGTATGCAAACGGATTACTTGACTTCGATGGGTCAAAATTATCAATGTATGTGATACAGTTTTCTATTCCATCAAGGATCATCTCATCCCTATATGTATAGTTGATAAAATTTGACTTGTATGCTAAATGATTGGCAATTTTTAGAAAGCATTCTCCAATGTAATTGGAAACGTGAGGCTTTGGTCTGCCTTCAGCTTTAGCAAGATCGGATTCTTTTTTGTATTCTATCATAGCGGCAAGAAAGTCGCTATTACTTACATAGTGTGCGCTTTTGGGAATAGGTTTCATCATCACTCCAGATTTATATACTCATTTACAATACTAAAATTTTTTGTTTATGTCAACAAATTACACTTGACAATTGCGTTTTTTCTCTGTACACTAGGCTGTGTAGCAGCTTTAAGAAGTACTTAATGAATTGTGTCTGTTACATTCAACTTATTAAATAGTTCTTCTTCTGAATTTTTATCTTCTTGTTTTGCACTCTTTTCAAAATTGTTATAGTAATCATCTATAAAATCGTTGTAGTGTCTACGAATTTTTTCTTCTGGATTGCAGAAGGTAAGAATATCTTTCTTAGAAAGAATAAATCTTTCGTCTGAGGATAGTGCTAACCATGGCTTAAACGTGAACGTTTCACCAACTTGATCTCCCCTAACAACAGGAACTCTTTCCACTTCTACTGGACGTATTATCCACAATACAGTATTATCTCTAGATTCTTCTTCTAGATCCCCTATAAGACAGGTACCTTGTTTAAGTAACACAACTTTTGGCTCAAGCATTTAGATTAATCCTAACTAGTTTGTAAGTAAAACCTTCTTCATTGTAAATTTTAATTCTCTCTATCATATGTTGTAGAGTGTAATTCTTTTTTGACTTCCAAGACAAGTCATCACCGATATCAAACAAGTTACATTTAGTCTTCTCTGTACCTTTTCTAAGACCTCTGCCTATACTTTGCAGATTTCTAATTCTACTTTTGCTAGAGGATGCAAAAATTACATTGTGTAAATTTCTAATATTTATACCAGTGGAAAATGTACCGTAAGAAGCGATGATGATAGCATCGTTCTCTTTTTCTGTGATGGCTCTAATATTTTCTCGTTGCTCAGTGTCAGTTCCGCCATGAACAAAAAATACTTTTCTAGTTTCACCAACCTTTTTGTTGATAAGATCATAAAGAACTTGACCATGTTTTTCAACAAACTGAAAAAGAACTAGGGTATTACCCTTTTGTGTAATTGCCAAATTTCTAATTACAGTATTTCTTTTGGGATGAGTTACCAACCAATCCATCTCTTCCTGAAAAGTCATCTTAGTTATCAGTTTTTTATCTTCATCTGAGTAATCTAAAACGATACATGAAATACTTAGATCGGCAATATCGCCTTGATCCATTAATTCTTTTGTGGAAGTTACTTTCTTTACTGTACCAAATAAACCTTCTAGAATAAGTTTATGTGTTTTTGTGCCA